CGACACCAAACTCCACGCAGCCGGCCCACCCGAAGGATTTCAGCTACGCGGTCGCCCCTGGACGCAAGGAAATAACCGTTCCCACAACGATGTCTACTGCTCGCCCCGCGCCGACAACACGCGAGACAGGGGCTGTACGGCACGCAACCCACTACGCTCTTCCCCACATGCCCTGCTGAAGGCACCGCGGCAGCACTCACCATCAGGACCCAACCCCGCGCTAGACTGAACTGCACTGCAGGCGGACCACAGGCTGACGAACTGCTTTAAAGTACTTACCCCCCCGATACACAAACGAGAGCAACAGGGGTTAGCTTCCCTTACACGGCGCACAGCAAAAAGGCCGGGTTCCCACCCGGGGGCGTCAAATGCGGGAGTCGATGAAAGCCTCATAGAGACCTGGCTCAGCTTCTACCCAACGGGACGGAGGGGGCATCGACAAAACGCCCCTGGCGTGCCCGACACGCACGCCTGCCAGTTGTTTTTCCCACAACAACTGTTGGTCCGTCGAGAGCCCGAAGGCCCTCTCAAAGCTGTACCGCGCTTCGCGCGTGACATCGACTACATCATCCAATCCAGCCAAACGAGCTCCGACGACAAAGTAGTCGGACAGTGCATCGGCATGCACATCACGTTCTCCTGCCACCTGTGAGAGGACAGAGAGGGCCGCAGCCTGGAGAACAGGCACACCCAGCGCAAGAGACAACTCGCACTGAGCAACACCCTTTACCCAACGCCTGCCATACCGTGGTTCCCGCAACCACCTATGACTAGCGTAGGCTCCAGACAACACCGCCCAGGGTTCACGCACCATTGTCCAAAAGGACCCAAGCCACAACGGTGCAGAACGCCCAAAGCGTATACCCTCCATGTACGAAACCGGCTTTTCTAACGTCATACGAAACCCACTCGCAGCCAGGACAAGATCGTAGAAGTCCGCACGAACCCGAGAAGAGTCACCACTCTCAAGGAAGACTAGCGCATTGTCCCCGTCAACTAATATGTCGTAGTTGACGTGGTAGCGATTCAACACACCGACGCAAACCGCCAGCATGATGAGAGAATTGCCCATGCCGGTGTTGAAATCACCGCTAGCCCTACCCCCTTCCCGGGAGAACTTCACACCACCCTGTGTCGTGCCCTTAAACCTCTGACGCTCCAACACGTCAGCCAAATCCGCGTCACCAGGATAGGCAGATTTATACACACGACGTTCCCAACGCAAGTGAGGTGTAGTGACGTGGGACTCGAAAGCCTTCCCGTCAACCTCAAAACAGATGCCAGAAGAGAACTGATCAAGCTTGCGCTTGATGAGATTAGCTCGTCTCCTGGGGGACAAACCCTTAGCCACAACCCTCGTATTAGAACCCCCAAACAGCCGTCTGGCTGTGAGAAACCCCCACAACCAGTGCTCAAACGGCTTGAGCCACGAAGCGACAACAAGATTAAACCTGGGACTCCTGGGGAAAATCATCCTAGGTTTAGCGTCGGAGGCCGCTCCGCACTTTTCCGCCTTGAGGAACGCACGCAGATGACCATCGGCCCGAGACAACGGCCCGTCAACACGTAACGACTCCTCGGCGAGGAGGTACCGCCTCTTCATAGCCCCACTATAAGAGAGCGCGGTTTCGAGGTAGCTCCAGCGCTGGCCACGGAACCTGCTGGCAATACCACAGAGACGCCCGTAGACGCGTGTGACATCGCCCGACACAACAGGATTCGGACCGAGGGGCAGCGGAGCTAGAGAACGCCAGGCAAGAGCGGCGATCTCATTGTGGACGCAGTTAGCATGGACAGCAGGGCACCAAGTACCAAGAAACCCTGTCCGCCATGCAACCCACATTTGCCTTCGAGCCTCGGTCTGGCAAACACAGCTACCTTTTACCTCCAGGGAGGCGCCCTCAAGAAGGACGACGTCAATGTCACCAACACATCGACCGTACAAGGCAACCGGTTGGTCCTAGGACCACCAAGGCAAGGAGGGTTTTTGTTTGATGGAGCTGAGAGCCCGAAGCTCAGCAGGAGACTCCACCCAAGACCACGAAACGGCGCTCTCGACAGCAACCGAAGCAGAGGAGTCTGACAAACCCCTCACCTTGCACCACTCCAAGGCACGAGACCTAAGAGCAAGCACAAGAGTGGCCTCCCTAGCCCTAAGAAAGGCATAGGAACGTAATGCGGCAAGTAATTCGGGAAACACAGTCGAAACTGTGCCATCCCTCTCTTCGACCAGCAGATAAGCAACCCTGCTGTCTCCCTTGCCTAGGACAGATCCACCCCCAAGGATCTTTACCCCGTCCGGGCGTAGGTCAAGCGCAATGTTAACGCCTTGTGAATAGTTGACATCGGGGAGGTCTGGTGTCCACCGCCCTCTGACAAACAATCCAACAACACCCGGAGGTGCTGGGCCCAAGACGCGCTCAAGGCGCTTAACCCACACCGCACGACGGCGGGGTCTGGCACACAAGTGTGCCGTCAACGGTTTGTGCGTAAACTCGTCGACAACATCAGAGCCGAGGGGTTGTCCAGACACCCCATCGGCCAAAGTTCCCTCATCAACACGAGCGATGAGGGCCCCGTCCCGACGCCACGAACGGGAGAAGCAGCTAAAGGTCCAAGCACACAGACCAAAAGCAAACCAGCCAGGAAATAGACAAAGTTGCAACAGGATGGCCAAGCCTATTACAAAGCAACGTACGAGAACGAAACAACAACTGCGGGCGATAAGCGTAAGCCGAACCGTAAGAATCAAACCAAGCACAGGCGCTGCGAGAAAACCCGCAACTAGCAGCAAGGCAGAAACCCAGAGGATGCCGACTTGCTGAAACGCAAGCCAACCATCCACAAACCTGGTCAAGACCAAGCTCCAGAACCACAAACTAGCAGCCGCAGCGTCGTGGGAGCCGACGGACGTTGAGTTTGACATGTGTAATTATAATGGGTGGTACAC